GAACGCATGGAGATGGCGTTGGAAGAGCGCAAGCTCGACCTTGAGGAAAAGCGCATTGATCAGACTACAGACCTCGCGCAAGTGGATGTCAATAAGATTGAAGCGGCGAGTAGTAGCGTATTTGTCTCTGGCTGGCGTCCTGCTGTGGGCTGGGTTGGGGTGCTTGGCTTGGCTTACCAATTCCTCGGCTACCCCCTGATGCAGTGGTGTTGGGCTTTTGGTCAAGGTTATGACATAATCCCTAAAGGGTTGAACCCCCCACCAGACCTAGATGTTGAGCAGCTTATGACGCTCCTTGCCGGTCTCCTTGGTTTTGGCGGTATGCGCTCATTCGAGAAGCATAAGGGTGTAGCGAGCAAGTAATGGCCCTCAAAAAACTCCAACTTCGGCCCGGTGTAAATAAAGAAAACACCCGCTACGCCAACGAGAACGGTTGGTTTGATAGTGATAAGGTCCGGTTTCGTCAAGGTACACCCGAGAAAATTGGTGGGTGGAGCCGCATCTCTAACAGTACGTTTCTAGGGGCGTGCCGGTCATTGTGGAACTGGGTCACGCTCAGTTTTGACAATCTGATTGGGTTAGGCACTAACCTAAAATTTTATATTGCGAAGGGCGGGTTGTACTATGACGTTACCCCCCTGCGAACCACCTCCACCCTCACGACTAATTACTTTACAACTAACACCACCACAAACTCCGGGGGTAGAACCGTTGTTACGGTTAATCACACCTCGCACGGTGCAATAAACGGTGATTTTGTCACCATCTCGTACGCAGTCTCTGCTCCAACTGTAGGGGGGGTTACGGTCGCGGCGGGTGAGTACCAGATAACATACGTAAACGCCAACAGCTACAGAATTAACGTAGCCGGTACGGCATCAAGCAATGCAACGGGACCGGGTAGTTCTACAACCGCATATTTTGCGTATCAAGTTAATGTTGGGTATGAGATTCAAGTTCCGTTTAACGGATGGGGCGCGGGCGCTTGGTCAGAAGGAACTTGGGGTGTCGGTGGTAGCAGCGCCGCATCTCTCAGGTTGTGGACTCAAAATAACTACGGCGAAGACTTAATTTTTGGTGTATCTGGCGGCGGTATCTACTATTGGGACGCTACTACCGGGACCAACGTGCGGGGGGTCTTGTTATCTTCTTTGGGTGGGAACGTCACATTCACTAGTGCGTCCCCGACTGTTGTAACGCTGTCTACCGCGTTCACTGCCGGTACTCCGGTTCGTTTTGCGGCTGGGGCAGGGGGATCACTACCCACGGGCATTTCGGCAAGCACGACGTACTACTTAGAAAATATCGTCGGACTATCTGCTAACCTTGCGACCACTGCGGGAAGCTCGGCATACGTCAATACCTCATCGACAGGCTCTGGGGTTTATATTTCGCAATTGATGGATGTCCCTACGGTAAATAACATTATATTTGTATCGGACAATCGGTTTGTTTTTGCTTTTGGGTGTAATGACTACGGCTCTGCCGTACAAAATCCCATGCTCATACGGTGGTCAGACTACCAAGACCCGTATAACTGGACCCCCGCCCAAGATAGTCAAGCTAACTATATGGTGCTCTCTCACGGGTCTGAGATTGTTTCGGTGGTTCAAACGCGTCAGGAAATAGTTGTATTTACAGACTCCGCACTCTACTCGCTGCAATACCTTAGCCCACCAGCAGTTTGGGGCCAGCAACTTCTAGGCGATAATATTTCAATCATTAGCCCCAATGCGGCAATAATTGCGTCTGGCAGAGTATATTGGATGGGGGTAGATAAATTCTACGTATATGACGGACGTGTCAATACACTTAATTGTGACTTACGTAAATATATTTACCAAGATATTAACCTTGAACAAAGCGATCAAATATTCTGTGGTACAAACGAAGGCTTTAATGAGGTTTGGTGGTTCTACTGCTCAATCACAGGGCCGAATGGCACTGGCACGGTAAACAACCCAAACACGACTATTGACCGTTACGTCATATATAATTACGTCGAGAATGATGGTAAAGGCGGTATAGGTGTTTGGTATCACGGCTCGTTGGCTCGCACCGCGTGGTTAGACTCTGGGCTGCGTGATTATCCTATAGCGGCTACATACAGCTACAACCTCGTAAACCACGAATTTGGAGTTAACGACAACACCAACGGAAACGATTTAGCAATACCCGCGTATATTTCTTCGTCCGAATTTGATATTGACGACGGCGATAAATTTGGGTTTGTCTACCGTATGTTGCCGGATATGACTTTTACCGGGTCCACTGCGGCCAACCCCGCTGCCGTGATGACGCTGATACCGATGCAGAACTCTGGGTCAGGGTATAACAACCCTACGTCTGTTGGTGGAAGCGACAATGCTACAGTTACCCGTATTGCGGAAGTACCGATTGAGCAGTTCACGGGGCAAGTGTATATCCGGGTTCGGGGTCGCCAAATGATCTTGAAAGTCTCGTCTACTCTAGCGGGCGTTCAGTGGCAATTGGGTGCTACCAGAATTGACATCCGTCCGGATGGAAGAAGATGACTTATTTAGTTACGTCTGATGATGTGTTGTCTCAGGCAGTTGCGCCTAACTTGCCTCTTGCGCCTAATGAGTATGATCGGCGATACGCCGACCAACTTAATAACATTTTGCGTCTGTATTTCAACCAGCGTGACAAGATTATTGGGCAGCTAAGATCGAATGTGCCTGTAGTAGTAGCCGACCTACCCAGTGCAGTAACCACGGGTGTGGGGTCTAGAGCGTTTGTAACCGATTCTTCCGTATCGACATTTGGCACTACGGTAGCCGGTGGCGGGTCAACTAAAGTGCCTGTATATTCAGACGGCACAAACTGGAAAGTAGGTTAATTATGGGCTTTGGTAACTGGTTTTTTGACGACGTACTTGGAATTGATGACTCCGGTGGTGTTATTGGCACCTCTAAAGAAATTGCCGATAACGTATTTGGAATTGATAACTCTGGGGGAGTTTTAGGGAATTTTACTAAGAACATTAACCCCCCAGCCGCAGACCGGTCTTGGATGACTCCCGCTGCTGACGCGCCTTGGAAGACTGGCTACGACAACCTCATCAAACAGATGAGTGCACTCCAATCAAAAGTGGATGTGTATAAGGGCCCGTCCCCGCTCCCGGTTGACCGGCACATGCAAACCATTGCCGCAACCCTCGCTAGAGATTACGGTATTAATAGTATCAGTGATATTGGTGTACGGGAGGTTGAAAGCTACAGCGGAGGGTTTGAAGGTAATGATCAAAACGGCCCTATTGCCCCGACAAGAACGATAGAAAAAGAATTCTTCAACAAAAACGACCCCACTAAAGTAATCCCTCAGTCATTTGCTTCTGATAACCAAGACGATGGATTTAGTGTATACAGCCTACTACCCGTTTCAGACGGAAAAAGTGGAAATGTTGTCGTACCGGTCAATCGGTATAGTAAGTCCGGATGGGGCGAGGTAGCCCAAGATCTTGCGCCAGTAATTCCAATTATTAATGCGGTAGCTATGGCTGCTGGAGCGCCACCTATTATGGTTGCAGCGGCTAACGTAGGATTTCAATACGGCGCTGGAAATATTAAAGACCTTGCAGACGCTATTAAAGTTGCCGGTCCTATTCTTGCCGCTGATCCCGGTGTTGTGGGTGCGGTGGCTAAAATGTACACAGCATACCAAGCGTTTGATAAAGGCGACGTTCTTGGCGGCTTGTCTACTGTTGCTAGTCTTGGGGGTATGAATGGACTAGCTAACGACCTCCGGTTTGCTAATGCTATAAAGACGGGAAACGTACCGGGAGCGTTGATAGCCCTCGGTAACATGTCCGGTGTGTCTAACTATCAATTTAAAGACGAAAGCGGTAAGCCAATTATAGGGCTAGACGGAAAACCTGTAACCCTTTCAAACTATAAAATTGGTGGTGAAAACGGATTTACTTTGCCGGACCTTAGTAAGTCTGTAGCAATTGCCGCTAATTTGTTGTCTGATAAACCCAACTACGGGTTAGCTCTTCAAATGGCTGGGGAGCTTAAAAATAGCCCTGACACGGCTATGGCTGGTAAAGCTCTATCTTTAATTGAAACACTTAGTAATCCTAATGTTACCCCGGCGGCTGTTTACCAGTCTGCCGTGGCTTTTGCAAACGGGGTAAACTCAAAAACCCCCGGCATGGCTCCAATTGAAAACAGAACCGCAAATGAAGCAATAAGAGCTGGTACGGGAAGCACATCGTTAATTCTTGATTCAAAGGATAGCTCTACAACCGACCCGGCTACCAAAGTCGCTAATGATAACGGTCTTCTTGTGACTGACCTTGGGACTGGGACAACCACTCCGGTTACGGGCGGAACAAAATTAACTCTTTCAGATACAAAAGCTACTACAACGGGCGGGACAGATACAAAAGCTACTACAACGGGCGGTACAACTACCACTACGGGCGGGACAACAACTCCTACGTACGACTCACCGTTTAGCGTTAAAATTGGCGATAAAGATTATACCCTAGACAATATGGGTGGAGCATCAACAAAAAACGCAGATGGTACTACAACCAAATTAAACGCTACTCAATTTGCTGCGTTGGGCGAACCCGCTATAACTGTATCCGACCTTTATGGTATGGACGTGTATCGAGGGGCTACCGGCGACTATATCTATAAAGATAGTAGTGGTACTTCGTATTTTGTTGATGATGACGGCGACGTTCAATCACTTACCAAACAACAAGCTGACTCGTTAGTACCCCCCGACACCAAAAAATATACGGGCAAACTCGACCCTGTTGAGATTATAGGGAGTAGGTATGGAGAGAGTCTTGGTTATGATTGGTTCCCAAATCAAAAAACCACTGCCGCACAAAGCACGTCTAATTTGCTGACCCTAACCACAAAAGATACCGGAGCGCTGACTACAAAAGATACCGGAGCATTGACTACAAAAGATACCGGAACGCTGACTACAACAGGCGCTGGGACGTTGACTACAACAGGCGCTGGAACGCTCACGTCTAATCAAATTAACACGCTGACAACAGACCAAATTAGCGCACTGACTACAACTCCAGCTCGTGGATTGCAAGCACTGCCAACTTCAGATGCGCGGTATTGGCGTCAGACTGGGGCACAGGGAACTAGTGGTCAAGGAGGTGTGAGGTTCTTTGACTGGTACGACACACCAGAAAATAGGACAATGGCTCCACCCGCGATGACAACAGCAAACATCCCTGCTATTACCTCTCAGCAAGCGGAGGCGATGGTCAACCCCGGAAAACAATACTTTAATAAAGAAACGAATCGGTACTACACAGACCCTACCGGAACATGGCAACCTCCAGAGGGTTGGGTACAAACAAACTTAAAAAGTGGTGGTGAAGTGAAAACTAATTTTTATGACGGTGGTTTGACTGAAGAAGAAGTCAACATGTACCTCAGGTCCCTCCCCAGCGACAACTCGTGGGATAGTTCCGGTAATGATTTAAGTGGGCTTGACTATTCTACTATTTTTAATTACGATACTGGCGCGTTTGATAACCCCGGTACTGCTCTCGGTGATTTTAATTACGAAGAAGACACTCTTACCCCTGCGCAACGTGAAGACTTAAATAACGCGCGTTGGGAAAGCGGCTACTTTGGGACTGAAGAGGATATAGCTAAAAATTACGGGAACGAAGGTAGGGCATACTCGGGCGAGAACGCTATAGACCCGGTAACGGGTAGCCCAATAAATGCAAAAACTGGTGTCCCTAATAAACCCCTTTCTGGTTCCAACGCACTCAAGAATCTAGCAGACGCAGCTAAAAAGAACCCAGACCTAATGAAGATGCTGCTGGGTGCTGGGCTTGGCGGTCTTCTTGGCTACATAGGGCGTCCTAAAGGAATTAATCCTAAGGGTATGCAGGGGCTCGGGCTTAACCAAGGTCAGGTGTACGGAGCCCTTAAAGGTAAGCCAGTCCAGCGTGCCGAAGGCGGTGAAATTGATGGCTACGCCGGAGGCGGTGGGCTACACTACCTCAAGAGCGCCGAGGATGGGATGGCCGACAAGATTCCTGCTACCATTGACAACAAGCAACCGGCGAAACTTAGCGGTGGTGAGTTTGTGATTCCCGCTGATGTGGTATCTCATTTAGGAAACGGCAACTCTGAGGCCGGTGCTAAACAACTTTATGCCATGATGGACCGCATCCGTCACGCTCGCACCGGCACTAAACAGCAGGGCAAACAGATCAACCCGGCTAAATTTACGCCGAAGTAAGGATTATCATGAGCCTTTACAATTTGCTCTCCTACGACAACATGGGTGTTCAACACTTTGATGGGGGTGGCACCGTCAACCCCGTAGCCACAGGCGTACGAGAAAATACCGTATCAGACTGGGCTGCTCCTGTTGTTGGGGGTATCGTTAATGCTGCGGTTGATGCTGCGGCTAATCCGTACCAAGTCTACGGCGGCAAGCTGGTCGCCGGTGCGTCTGACCTTCAGAACAAAGCGTTCACGGGTATCGAAAACCTGACCAACCCTAATGCGGATCAGAAAAACGCTGGTACCAACATGCAGAACGTGTATACGTCTGCGGCTACCCAGCCCGCGTACACGGGTACGACGTTTACGTCTAACACGACGGGGATCAACAATCAGTTTGATCAGAAAGCTCTTGACAGTTACATGAACCCGTATCTGTCTACGATCCTGAACCCGCAGCTTGCGGAGGCTCAGCGTAACGCGAATATTCAAAATATGAAGAACAACGCGCAAATGATTAAGACTGGCGCGTTTGGTGGGGGTGGGGGTAACTTATTAGCGGCGGAAAACCAGCGTAATCTGGGGACCAAACTTGCCGACATCACCGGCAAAGGGTACGAGAACGCATACGATAAGGCTTTGACGCAATACAACGCGGACCAGAACCGAGTGCTTGACGCACTAAAAGCTAAAGAGCAGTCTGGGCAATTTGGGTCCAAACAAGGTCTTGACTACCTCAAGCTCGCGGGTGATACGGCGCGAGACCAAGGTCAGTTTGGTAACCAGCTTGCTGATCGACAGTTGGCAGCTAACCTGCGAGAAGCCGATCTTGGTGCCATCCAGCGTGACATTACCCAGCAGGGCCTGACTTCTGACTACAACATATTTAAAGAACAGCGGGATTATCCAAAAGAACAGATTGACTGGCTCAACAGCGTCATGAAGAACTACCCGATGACCACCACTAATGAGTACGGCGAGCCTACTTCCGCTCTGAATTCTACTGTTGGCGGTGTAATGTCTGGCCTAAGTATCGCTGAACGAATCAATAAATTAAGTGGTACTTCACCTGCGACTACGACTAAAACCACGTAAGGATTAGATATGGGACCGACGCTTGAAGAGACCCGCCGCGACCTGCGGTACATGCCGACCCAGTATCTGACGCAAGTTGCCCAGAGCCCTAACGACCGGGTTATTGGTGATATCCCCTTAAAAACTTTAGCGGGGCTGGAGTTGAGCCGCCGTGCGCAAATGCAGAACGAGTTAGCCGCTATGAATGCGCCTAATCCTCAGATGCCCACGGTAATGGATTCGACCGTCCAGTCGCTTAGTCCACAGCCTCAACAACCCATGCCCCAGCAAGGCATGATGCCCCCGGCCCCACCACCCCAACAGGCTGCGCCCCAACCACAACCGCAACCCCAACCACAACAGCAACCACCGCAAGCTAAGCAACCTCCCATCATGGGGCTACCTGCTATGCAAGGGCCAAAGAAAATGGCCGGGGGTGGGATAATTGCGTTTGCTGGGCCGGAAGGTAGTGAAGTACCCCCTGCGGAGGAAGCCACATCAACCGTAGGTGACGCGCTACGTAAGGCCATGCAATGGTTCCAAACTGTTGGAGACCCTTCAAAAAATCCACGTGAAATTGAAGCGCGTGAAATTGAAAGGGCAAGCCGTGTTAGGCCGGGGCCTTTTGAGGCAGTTACTCCGTCTGAAAGAACTCGACGTGAAAACGAATCCGCGCAAATTCTTCAAACTGTAAGGGATAAACAAGCTCGCCCTGTTCAATCGGAAGCTGTCAAAGCAGACGCTAAGAAAGACGACGGTAAACCCGAAATTATCAAAGCCCCAGACCAAGCTAGTGGGTTAGCCGAACTCGCAAGAATTGCAGGGGGTATAGGTGGCGGTGGTGGGTTTGGTGGCCGTGGTAGTGGTGGTGGCGAACTTTCTGCCGCCGCTAAAAGACTTGCGGACTTTAGTGAGAGGGAAACCCCCGAACAACAGGCATACAGAGCGAGTGCTCTTAAACGCGCTCAAGAGTTTGAAAATTACAAATCTCCCGCTATGTCGGAAGCGCAACGTGAAGCGTTTATAGACGAAAAGTTTAGAAAGAATCAAGAATATTCCAAGCCTCACTTCGACATGATGCAAAAGCTGATTGACGAAGAAAAAGCCGCGAACAACGCTGGTAAAGAAAGCGAATTTTATCAAATGCTGGGTAAGATGGGCGGAGCGTTGATGTCTAGCCGTGGTGCATTTGGCCCTGCGTTGGGCCGTGCCGTAGGTGAAGGTATTGACTACAGCGATAAGATGGATGCCGCCCGTGCCGCCGCCGAACGTCTACGCCGTCAAGCCCAGATGGATCTTCTTAAAGCTCGCATGTTGGATGAAAAAGGCGACCGTCAAGGTGCTCTAACCGAACTAGCTAACCACGACCGCGCTTTGAAAGATGCAGCTAAGTTTGACTTAGACGCAAAGAAAGCCAGCACGGAAATGCTCAAAGATGTTGCCGGGGCTGATACTAAACGGCAGATTGAAGGCGCTAGACTGGGTAATGCGTTGGAGATTGCTGGTATGAGAAACCAGCACGCGCTTGAAAAAGCTGGGCTTACTAGC